ATTCTGTTTTGCCTGTTCCGCCGTTAAGTTTTCACCGAAAGCAAAGTCCGCTTTGATTTTATTGTATTTGTCGAAATTCGGATCAGTTTCGGCTACATCAAAAACCTTGGAAATGTCTTTCCATTTCCCAATGATTTCCTGGTTCTGCCGTTCGAGGTAATTGTTGTGCTCTGTCTCAACTGACCGCAAGCGCTCTAACTCTGTGCCCAATTCCGATAGCTTCGTCTCCAATGCGCTTTTGGAAGACTCTAACTCTTCCAAATCAGCACGCAGATTATTACGCTCATCGATTACCTCTTTGAATCGAGATTGTGGAATCCCGCTGGTGCTTTCTACGACCCGCTCCACGCTTGCGAGAAGATCAGCATTTTCAACGCCATGCTTAGCGAATAGTTCTTTAATTGTCATCTTTAGACTCCTCATTTTTACGGGTTTTGTCCCTGTTTTTTGTACCGAAAATCTTGTCGTAACGCTCTTGCGTTATGGATATGAAAACTTTGCCCTTGTCTTTATGCAAGCCCGGCCTCCTCTCTTGTTAACGCTGTCATGAAAAAATTATGCTGACAATTCCAACGTGGCTCTGAATGCTGTATCGTCAAGACTCCGCCACCACGCTCAAACTCCCGTTTCTCTTCATCTGTGAAATATGGCGAACCTGCTTTCTTGGTAAGAGCCCAGATGCACTCTTTGTGACTGTTAGCTTGCAGCGGTGCTCCCTGATATACCCACACATCATCTGCATCTTCACCAAAACCGACCTCTTCCGCTAACTGATCTTCCAGGTTTTGCCGGAATACATTCTGCATCGTGTTTAGCTGTGTAAGTGCTTCATTTTTGAAATTCTCGGCCTGTTTTATCGTTTCATCAATCAATGTTGGCAGCTGCTTACCCGTAGCTACACTGTTTATGAACTTCTCTCCTACACCGACTATAAACTTGTCGGCTACGCCATCAAGCTTGGAGTAATCCATTGCCTGAATAGCTTTAATGGCCGTCTTGTTAAAACCCGATAATGATGTAACGTCAAAAAGCCCCTTAACGGCGCTGGTGCGCTCTGTTGCAATTGCGATATAGTCGTCAAGCGCTTTTGCTACCGTCTCAAAATACCCGGCTTTCTTTATGATTCCGGGAAGCTGAGACTTTATCAAGATTGCTTTGTCGATGTTTTCATGAGTAAAGGCGATAATGCCATCTTCAATGTCAAAATCTGCCACAGCCATAACTTCTGCCGTTATCTCACGGATTGACTTGTCGAGAGCTGTCTCAAAATTAAACATCTTCTTCCTCTGGCTCTTCTTCGGGTTCGATATATGGGTTTGTTATCTTGGAAATCTCTGCGATTTCCTGCATCCTTGCCTTGATGATTTCCAGGGCTTGCTCTCGGGTTGATATTGCGGAGTTCATGGCAAGCTCATAATCCACCAAATTGGCAGTCTTATTGGCGAACCGCAACGCCCACCCACGCTCACGCTCTTCCGTGGATTCTAAAATCACGGGCTCTTTATACTTGATGTTGACTGAAAGATTTTCTGTGCTCGAAACAATGCGGACGCTCACCGCCAGAGCTTCGATTATTCTGGCGCATAGGGAACGGAGATATGTATTATAGTATTTCCGGCGACGCTTGGTAAGATCTCGAACGTCCTGCTTGGACAGGGCAAGCTGATACCCGGATGTCGCAGTTTCTCCAGTTATCTGGGATTTGCTGAGATCATTCTGGAGGCCTAGCCGCTCATATCTGTCTTGGATTATCTTATTGAGCTCTTCCAGTGCTTCGGATGGTGATATGAACTTAGCGTCACCTGCCGCTTCTCCAAGGTTGTTGGGCGGGATATTAAGATGATAGCTACGCCCACGCTTCCAGTTCTTTTTGCTTTCGGCATCCATCCCGGTGGTGAGTAGTTGCGGGATGTTGTAGGCTTCAGCCATTGCGAGGTCGGTGCGCTTCTTGTCTATGGCGATTGCCTTGTTTATCAGGTGCGACGCCCCACGATACCACACAGAATCGTCAGGCATGTAATCACGAAATATTACAATCGGGATGTCGGTATATTTCGGGATGTCGTCATAATACTCTATCGATTCAGGGATGGGATGTCCGTTCGTGTCAATCTGACAGCGGAACTTGGCAACCTTCCCGTCTTTTTTCTCCCAACAATCATAAATATCCACCGCATTTCGGCCGGCAGTGTTTTCCAGAATCCCAACTTGATAATAGAATCGGTCAAATTGTGTCGGGTCTTCCGGGCTTTGTTCGACAAAACATTTCTCTGGAGTGATGGGCCGGATTTGTACCTTCCCGCCAGTAACGAACACGCCAACAGGACAATCTCGCAAAAGACGGACATACTTATCAACGTTGTCCATCACGATATTGAACTGCATCTCGTCGAGCTGGGCCTGGAACTCTTCGTTCTGCTTCTCGCTGGCGTCTGGGAGCTCGATCTCCACGCCCTCGCCGAATACAAGAGCGGTCTTGTTGATCATATCTTCAACAACGCCGTCGCTCTCTATATATTTGCAAAGCTCCACCGCATCGCTTGAATCTTCAAACATGTCGGTAATGAGAGCCTTGAGCGTGTCCCTCGTAACGTTTCGATAGTAGTCTATGTAGATGTCGGCTATCAATCGCCGCTCTTGGTCATTGCTGAACTTTGCTTTTATCTGGCCTTGCTCGATTACATTCATCGATTGCTCCATATTTGATGTTGGTATGGTGGGAAGTTATAATGCAAAAGATAGCCGAGTGCATCTGTGATGTGCACTGTGCTCTTGCCCGCTTCTTCCTGTCTTTTATTCAACCGCCCGTCTGCTTCCCGCTCTACTCGGCCAAGGTCGTACACCGTAGCCGGGCATGCCTTCTGATCGACGAAATATCGAATTGGGCCGGATATTGGCTTGCAACAGCTATTCACACAATTGATTCGATCCACCTGAAACGGATTGCTGTTGTGCGCTTTGATCCGGAATCCCATGCTAGAAAGAATGTGCAGGTCGGAATGGCTGGCGTTGGTCGATTCATGCTTTCCGGTTGCGTCTGGGTAGATTGTAGCTGGGAGATACCCGCTCGCATCCCGGCGCAGGTCATATTTCTGGATCAGGTGTTCGCCCATTTCCCGGGTGTTGCTGTTTCTGAGCACGCTCTCGCCATGCTGGTAGAAAGCGCCGTTTATGATGTGTCCTTCCACCGCACACATGGGATCGATATTGAAGTCCATCCCGACGTCAAGGCTCATGCCTTTTTGATACGTGCAGAATGCAAAATTGTCTTCACTGAATGCGTAGTAGGCCAGGCCGTCGTAGCCCTCGAAGCTGGCCTCATATTCCTGCCTGAATGTTTTCGGGTCGGTAGTCGATTTCGCAAGTGCGATCATCTTGGGCGACAGAACGTCGGCACTGAACCAGCTGTGATAGCTCATGTCGCCATTCTCCACATAAGCCCCGACTCCGGCTTTCGTCTCCGGTATCACTCCGCCGCACGCAAGCTGGCACATCTCGAACCAATGATTTTTTCCCTCCGGCACTCCGTTCAGGATAGCGAAGCCGTCATTATCCATCAAAATTGGCTGGATGTGATTCGCCCACATCTCCGGCCGTTGGTTTCCCATCTCGGTGATGAGCACGCCCTTTACCGGCGGGTAAGTCTGACCTTCTGCACGCTCCGGCCTGTCCAGCCCGATAACTTTCAGGTGACAGCCGTTCTTCAGGATGATGCGGCGGTCAGTCTCGCTCGGTCTTTTCGCCCAGAACAGTTTCGTGTCTTTCTTCAGCGTCTCCCAAAATATCGCTTTCGCCTGGTCGTGGGTTGGCGCACAGAAGAAATACATCTGGTCTTTCATATAGAAAGCGCCACGCCCGGGATCAACCAGCATCTTGCGGACGCCAATCAGGTCTTTCCGACTCCGGCGCCCTGCCGGGATATGGATCAGGCGGTGCAGGTCTCTATAGTAGCGCAGGTTGGGCTCGGTCAGGTTGATGAGCTTGGTCGGCAGGTCTTTCACTTTTCCCCCATGTCGCTTTCCCGAATTGCTTCTGCTATCTTGCTCAGGTCTTCATCGCCAGCCCCGCTCGCTTCGATCTCTTTCGTAAGCTGAGCCACGGCCTTGAAGTATTCTTTTTTTCGGTTCGTGAGCCAGAACTGGATGCTCTGCTGGTTCGGCTGCACATAGATAGTCTGCTCATATTCCACCACGGTCGGCTTCCCATCCACCATCATCACCTTCTGCTGCGTCATGGTGTGTTCATAGCCGCATGCGAGGCGGTAGCAGGCGTTCACGACTTCAAAATCGGGCTTCTCTTTTCCTTTTTCAATTGCTTCGGCGAACTCGGGGTATTTCTTAATGTATTGATACAGCGTATCTTCGCAGATTCCGAGCTTCTTTGCCAGCTGTTTTCCATTCAGCCCCAGCCGGGAGTATTGAAAAGCTCGTTCGGGGAAGTCGGGGCGGTATTTAGTTTTCACTTCATCGCCCTTTGTGGTCGCTTTGCCACAATTGCATTTCCCGTCTTTTTTCTAAAAGCTTCACTTTCCCGCCTTTTTGTTTTTTCTTTCATCTCCTGCCACGTTTCCCGCCTTTTTTCGAGTTTCGTTTTTCCCCAAAATCGATGTCAAGAGTGTTTTTCTGGTTGTGGCCGATTGTCCACAAAATTGTGGCCGTTTCGCCACAGGTTTTGGGTTTTCCTGGTTTCCTTTCCGGTTCTGCTTCTGCAACTGCTGTATTTTCTAGGACTTACGGGCGTTTGATATTTTTTCCATTCTGGTCTGTAATGTGCTTCCTATACTGCCAGAGAGTGAAAAGAAAAAAATTGCCAAAAAAGTGAAAAAAAGTGATTTTTTTCTTGACAAGGTTTTTCTGGAAATTACGATTGACCCAGAAAGTGAGAGATAAAAAGAGGGTGAAAGCAAGAGGCTCCGAGAAGAGCCCACCCAAAGCCGAAAGGCACAGGAGGAAAAGATGACAACACAAGAAGCATTACTCGACAGCAGCAATAAGCTGCAATTCACTGACAAGTACGATATTACGTACTGTGTCGCAACAGTTAACGACCGTGCTGACAAATTCAAAATTGAATTCGAAGCATTGAGAAACGGCCGGTTCGCACATGAGTTTTTCGACTCAGTAGCAGCTTTCGAGAGCTACTGCAAAGCTGAAGCAATTAACATCGATGACTTCCGTCTGTACGATCCCGAGACTGATGAGTACATCGATTAGTTTTTCCCACCCCGCCTGCACCAGCGGGCGGGCTATCTATAAAAAAGGAGATGAAAGATGCAAGTAAGTTTTAAAGAAATAGCAGAAATGCTATCAATAACAGAAAGAGAGTTGGGATGGAAAAGATACATTGAAAACTATCCCATTAAAAGTAAAGTTACCTTCGGGAAAGGGGCTTCTGCTGATGGCTATCATGGCTATTGGGAAACCCATAAAAAATTCGACCCACATGGGTCGTTAACAATAGAACAAGAAAAAAATAGTAGTGACCAGTATGCTGATAGTACTGATTACTATTATGATTACGACGGGAAACATCCCGCCGCAATCGCAAGGGATTACACTGGTGTAAATAACTCGTTTCAAGAACTTTATATTTATCTCCCCGAAGATTGGGAGATAATCCCAGTGGAAACAATCTATTGGGGAGTGCGTGTCCCCAATAGACTAGCACAAAAATGGATCTCTGAGATATGTGAAAAAAAATACAGAGATCCGAAAACATGGGCAAGCCAAGGAACCGTGTATAGACTTGTCTATGATAAAGCATATATATATGCTGCCTATCAATTCCTGAAGAAACACCCCCAGGATATAGGATTAATTTGGAAAATTTGGCGAGGGCAAACACTGCTTGCCAAGGATGGCAAAGTTGAAATATTCGATACGCCGGATTGCTCAGTAAAAGAGTATATCCAAACTCTTGGAGGCAAGGCGTATCGAATTTACGCAAAAGAGATAAAGGAATAAGGAGAAGAAAATGAAAAAAGAAACTTTGAAAGAAGAACTGAAGGAAAAACTCATTTCCAAATTAACAGTCGAGAATTGCAAAAACCTCAGCGATGCCGAAATCCAGCGGTGTCTCGGGGGATGCGTTTCTGCTGACAGATTAATCAGCTTGGCATACCAGATGAGAGAAAATAACGAACTACCATTTCCCATCGACATCGAAAAGCGCCGTCGCCAGGTGCGTGACGCATTGAACAAGACCAAGTCCGCCAGCAAGATTGAGAGTTGTGCGGAAATCCTGGAAGTATAACCTAGCCACAGCACCGGGCACAGCCCACAGCACCGGCAACTATCGCATAACCTGCGATAGTTGCCGGTTTTTTTGTGCAAAAAATTAAGGGGGAAAGATGGAAAAGCTAGCGGGAAAGTTGGTCAGACCTGGCCGTGCGAAAGCGAACAGTGCGAAAATGCACAGTGCGAAACCGCACGACACCTGTTCTAATATTTCGCCTCTAATATTTTGCTTTAATATTTTTTGTATATATTTTTGGGATTAACGATAAACAAAAGTTGGAAAATTAAAAGGAGATGAAAGATGGAAGAGTACATAAAAAAATGCGAAGAGCTTGAGAGAATGATTTCCCAGCTCATCGGGGAGAACGCAATAGTTATAAACGAAAATCACTTTGCGGTTTATGCCGAGAAAAACGATAAGATAATCTCAATGATAAAGACAAGGCTGAATTGGGGATTCGTAAAAATGAAAGGGGACGCTGAACATGGAACGATTCGGATGATTTTCCAACGTGAAGATGAGGGGGAATAATAATGGCTTTGACAATTTGCATCATTATAATTTTGGTTTTACTCATGATCGTGTTGCTGCTTGTCAGCATATGCCGGAATCTGATGAAAACATGTTCCAGACTGCTGGTAGAGAGCCGACGCCATACAGCCAGGCTGAACCGTGCGAAATCGCACGACACAGGCACATCGACACCTCGGCGTTCTAATATTTTGCTCTAATATTTTTGACAGATATTTTTGGAATCGTAGCCGTGTGAGTTCGGCTTCGCAACCAACCGTAAACCCGGCGGGGATGAATCCCTTTTGCCATCCCCGCCAATAAAAAAGGAGAGAAATATGGAGCTCAGCGTCATAGACCATAGCAATTTCGTCTGGAGCACGGGTCATAATAGACTGCTCATTCTCAGAGTTCCTTACGAATTCAATGTGCGGAACGACTCAGCGGAAAAGCTATTCAGGCTTGGAAAAGCCTGTGAAAACGCTGCGCCCTGTTCGGCAACATCTCTGGCGTTAGGTTTTCTCGTAATGAAAAGAGAGCCAACCAAAGAAGAACTTTCTAAGCTCACAAAAATCTTCAAAGAAGAGGGGGAAACATGAATGTTTTAGCCGTAGCAGTAATTGCATTATTCGTGCTCGTTGTATTACTTATTTACGCCATTATCAGAATTGGGCGTCTATCTAACGAAATTCAAGACTTGATGATTAAGCGGCATAAGCTCAAACTTGCCTATGACATCCTATTCGATCTTTATGAAAAATGCGCAAAAGAGCGTGATCTTTGGAAAAGATTTTATAGCAAAGTGAAAGATGAAAAAGAAAAGAGGGGAAAGCATGTTTTTAGGAAATTTACAATTCCACCAAGTGAAAGAATTTCTAGGATATGAACTTAATGAAGAAGACAAAAAAGTATGGAATAAATACCATAACGATAAAGCTAATTTAGATGGTATGAATTCTTGTTTTCATGTTTTTCTTTTTCCTACCTGTATAGTGGTAAAGGGGAATGATGCAAATATAGCCATAAAAAAAATATTTACACCAGATAAGATTGTTGAGCCAAAGGGAGAATTTAGGGTTTATGTCCTAAAAGCATAAATTTTTGTTTTGCTGTATAAAACAAAATAAACGACTAAATTAAGGGGGAAACATGACCTACACGATATACACCACAGACGCCCGAGGCATTATCCGCAGAGCAAGCGGATATGAGTGGGATTTCAGGGCAGGAGCCGAGCACTTCAAGGAGAACCTTCCGGGGCTTCGTAATAAATATTTTGTCGCTCCAGTCGGGGCCGGTGAAAAGGCTAAACACAAGTAAAAAAAAGGAGTAAAAATGAAAAGAGTAAGATTTACGATCTATGAAAAAACCAAAAGTGGACAATTTGAACCAAGGGAATATCAGGGGCATTTTCGGAGATTTGGTATCGATTATGAAGTATTTGAATCTGGCATAGGAAATTACTCAACTGCCATTATTGAGAAAGATGACGGTTTTTTGGTAAATGTTCCAGTTGAAAATGTGCAATTTTTAAACCAAAGTCTGCCGTTTAAATAAAAAAAGGAGAAGAAATGAAAGAAGTGTTTTGCAAAAACTGTAAATATCATCGATATGATTATGCTAAATCAATTTCTTCAGGATATTGTGTAAAAGGCTTACATCGCTGTATGCGAAACGTAAAAGAAAAAAGAAACCCGATAGGCGAAACAATTACAGAAGGAGATGAAGATTGTTTTATTGTAAACGCTGATTTGAATTGTAAGCATTTTGAACCAAAACAAAAATGGTATCTGAAATTGATTTCTATTATAAAGGGGATATAAACCAAAAAAGGAGAGAGAAAATGTTAATTAGAGTAAGAGATAACGTAACTGGGAAAATTTATTCAAATGATATGTCTGAAAAAAATGACTTATCTATCCTTGAAATACATTTTTGCACAAGTTATACCCAAGTTGAAGTTCAGGATAAAATTAATAATGGTAAGGGATTAGAATACCCTACCCATACCATTTGTATACAACCGCTGGGAACTAAACCGAATTGGGTTGATTTGATTGCAATACAAGACTCAAATGCTGGTTCTTGGATTGTCCACAAAACAAAGGAGAGGGAGATGAAACATTGTCTTAGATTCGACAAAGAGAAAAACACAATCGAAGAATACGCCTGCACGGACGCATTCGCTCGATATTTAGACACAATGGATCGACCAATCAGGGATCGCAAAACCGGCGACTTGCTATTACCGGATTCCAAAAGATTCATAGAGCTGAAGAATTACCTTGATTGTTTGCATGTCATTCTTGCAGATGTAAACGAAAGGTTTGAAAAAAAACATGCCGAGATAGAAGGGGAGGTGGAACTATGATTTTAAGTTTTGAATTAACGATGCCAAATGTTGGCTCTTGGAACGGACAGTGGGCTGGTGCAAATAGACGATATATTAAATTCAGAAATGTATCAAAAAAAGAAGGTGAAAAATTCTTAGATGGAAAAGAAACAAAAAATTGCTATTATGATTTTGGCGATGGCTGGGGAGTAAATGTTGAAGCAAAAAAGATATTATCTCCCGAAAAAAGAAAACTTGAAAAAATATCGGCTGGCTTTTTGAGTTACGATTGGATGATAGACAGTATGTTAAGAACAGGTAAAATACTACCGCAGAAAAGGAGGTAGAACCATGAAAACCGTACATTTATTTTTGCTGTCTGACGAAGTGCTGGAGAACGTGATTGGAGACGATTCTCTGGCAGATTCCAAGGAGACAATGGTCATGGACACGCTGGAAAACATAGACACAGAGAAAGGCTTCGATGTTCTAATATCCAGCGTCATGGAATCAGTGCATTTTGAAGATTGGCTTGCTGAATATATCAAGCCTGATCTTCAGGCCGCACGAGAAGAAGGTGCTTATTACGCCAAACACCCGGCTGAATACTATGAAGACACCCGGGGAAGGAGATGGAGAAGAGGATAGGCTGAGACCTGGAAAGTATCCCAAAAAACCCAGTGGGTTATCTGGCTGCCAAAAATGCCACTGGCTCACCTGGGACTTGTTGGGACACTTGCTAGCAAAAGGGGGCAATTGCTGGCAAATGGGGACACTTGCTACCAAATGCTAGCAAAAGCCACCAAATGCTACCAAGTGCTAGCAAAAGGAACGGTAGAAACCCCGGCACGCTTGCATTTCTACACCCGGAAACCCCGCCACGCCCTAGTTTCTACACCCAGAAATAGCCGGTCAGTGGATATGGATGTTAGCATTAACCACTACTCAACTAGCATAAATGTAACATTAATACCTGCTCAGTGGGTATAATTGTTAGCATTAACAAACAGGACAAAAGGATGTGCAAAAATAAGTAAAAAAAAGATGATTTCACTCTTGACATTATTTCCGGTGTTTTCCTTTTATTGTTTTGGAGGTTTTTATGTGCAAAGATTTACTGACGACAAAAGAGCTTTGTGACAGGCTTAAAGTCACAAGACAGGCTATTAGTCTCTGGGTTCGGACTGGCTGCCCTGTTGAAATAAAATATCCCCGTCGATACGATTGGGAGAAAGTAAAAACGTGGCTCAACAATAGAAGCAGGGGCGTGTAGTATGGCAAAGCAATCTTTCCTGATGTATTGTGACTACAGACAGCACTTTCTCCTATTATCGAAAGAGCAGCAGAGTGATTTATTGATGTTCATTTTCGATTATGTCGAGACTAGAGAGGCGCCAAACATTGACGATAAACTCGTTGCAATGGCGTTTTCTTTTATTAAATCTAATCTTGATCGTGATTTTGATAAATACGATAAAATCTGTAATCGTAATAGAAATAATGGCTTACGGGGAGGCCGGCCAAAAAACCCAGTGGGTTATCCTGAAACCCAAGGAAACCCAGAGAAACCCAGAGAAACCCAGAGAAACCCAGAGAAACCCAAAAAAGCCGATACTGATACTGATATTGAAAATGATACTGATAAGAAGAAAAAGAAAAAAGTATATAAAAAAAAGAAATTCACACCACCAACACTTGAAGAGGTCAAAAAATACTGCAAATCCAGAAACAACAACGTTAATCCTAAGCGATTCTTTGACTTTTATGAAACTGCTGATTGGTTTGATAGCGAGGGCAAGAAAGTCGCTAACTGGAAACAGAAGGTTATTACATGGGAAGGCAATGATAATTCGAGAAAGCCCACCAGGTCTTCTACGAAGCCTTGGGTTGGCGAAGATTATGCTAGCAAGATACATATTTGAGGAGGGAGAGATGAGAGAAATAAAATTCAGAGGTAAGGATGTAAAAACGGGAAAATGGGTTTATGGAGACTTACAGCATAATGAAATAGGCGATACCTGGATTTCAAGATTAACTTCTCAAACAAATGGAGAAGGTGGTTTATTTGTAAATGTAAGACCGGAAAGTATTGGTCAATACACTGGCCTCAAAGACACGAACGGGAAAGAGATTTATGAAGGGGATATTAGAAAGGGGAAAATAAGGCGGGCTGATAAATTTTCTTCTTATGGTGATTGGATTTATGATGTGTATATCCTTGAAAAACTTTGTAGCTCGGAATATTACCAAAAAGATACAAAGGGAAAACTGTTTCTTAAAGAGTGGGATATTACTGTTGACATGGGGATTATCGGCAATATCCACGATAATCCGGAACTGCTAAAATGAGGAGGTAGAGATGAAACTAACTAAAATTAGAATAAATTGCTACAATTGCATGAATTCTACAGGATGCGAAATTAAGAAAAAGTTTAGGGATTTAGTCAAAACTATCAGCCCCAAAAAAGCCGATTGGGATAACACCATAGAAATGGAAACAGAGTTTGAACTTATTTGCCCTTTTTACGACAACAAGTATAACCACATAGATACTCTTGATATAAGATTCGGTATTGGTAGATATTTGGAAGATTACACATTTCCCTGCCCATTATCTGGCGACGGATATAATGGGGATGAATGCGACGGTAATTGCAAGTTTGAGGGAAGGTGCGACGGATATAATGTTTCAGCAACAAGAATGAGAGTTACCGAATACATAGAAACGAAAGCAAGGGTATTGGGCGGGCGGAAAAACAAAATCTACGTTGCAATTACTTTGGATTCGGAAATGTTAAATGATTTTGACATAAAACACCTTTCTAAATTTTCAGAAAAAATCTTTGATGGTGATGCTGATCGCCTCAATATATCCAATACGCCTTACTACGGGATTGTTAAGAGCGGGGATAAAGTGACATTTAAGACCGTCATAAGAGGTTCGCAAATTATAAAAAAAGGAGGGAGAGATGAGCAGTAAAGCAGAAAAAACAAGAAGCGAACTAAATGACCTATGCACGAAAATAGCGCCAATCGAAAACGCATTATATGCTACTGGTGCATTTACGACAATTCAATGCACAGAATTAGCAGAAGGGATTTTCCAGTATTTAGAAGATGCAAACATTGAGTTAACTATAAAAAACAAAGGAGAGAGAGATGGAAAAGTGTAAAAAATGCGGGGAGTTTCTTTTATACCCGGAAAAGCATAAATGTTATAAATTCGAGTATCGTCTTGAAGGTGACGAGGCTGATGATGACTGGGTGAGTATTTGGGGTTCTGATTTTGAAGATATCGCCGAAAAGGTCGGAAAACGATATAATGACGAGAATGATCTAATAGATGATGAGATAGAAGTAGCAATAAGAAAAGACGGAATAGAAAAGAGATACGGAGTGTCTGCTTATTTTTCTGTCAACTATTGGGTAGAAGAAATCTAGGATTCCACGGAAAAAAGGAGGGATAAGATGAATTACCATGACAAGCTGATAAAAAACCTTGAGACCCGGATTGCTGAGGAGCTGGAACGGATTGAAAACCCCTCAGGCTCAAATCCAGCTACTCTGTGGGAAGATAACTACGTGAGAGATATGCAAGGACAGATTGAGAAATTGAACGCCGCAGAATTGATATTCCCGCCTTCTTACGTTATCGAAAATCCGAATATCATCGATGCGGTGAAAAAGGCGTTCAAAACACTGACGTTTAATTTCTGCTTTACCGGCAGGGCTGGGGTCGGGAAAACGTATCTGATGCGAATTATCAAAGGCGGTGTCTATAACATTGGTCTTATTCGCAAATCTAACAGCATCAACTGTATTGAGGATTACGATCAATACCTCAAGGCCAGAAAAGCAGACTCCACCTATCACCCTGACACAAAATGCCAGTTTCTTTTTATCGATGATGTCGGTGACGAGAAACCATCAACGGACGCCGCTCATTCCTGGATAGCCGGAATAATCCAAGAACGATACGAATATTGGAGCAAACACCCGGAATGCAGCACTATAATTACAACAAACCTCCCCACAACCGATCTTATATCCATTTACGGGGAGCGGGTTGTTGACAGAATGCTGGATCAATACACATTTTGCAAATTCACAAACGAATCTTTCAGGCTGAGAAACCAGAAAGTAATCGAGGGGTAGGATGAAAACTGCTAAGAATACCCGCCAGCAGGTGGAAAGGAGTAAGAAATGGAATGTGAATTATGCAGAAAATTTAGAGAAAAATATCCGCCGGTAATAAATCCTGAAATTGGCTCAATCCATCAAATCAATGATCATTGTTCAATGTCTGAAATAAATTGCTATTTCGACGGTAAAAAACAAAATAATTGGAATTGCCAAACACTAAATGCAATAAGAGATTTATATGACTTTGATAAGCCATCTAAAAATATGTTGTATTATTACAGAGAAGACCAAAATACCCTATTTATCGATATATCGCAAATTTTCGATTGTGAAGATGAGCTATACCAAAATTGGTTATATGTGACTTGGTATAAAAGCTGTGGAACTGTCGATAATATCTTAATGTTATTCGAGTATAGCCCTGCAAGAAAACCTACAGAAAACGAATTAATTGAAATTCTGAGATATTACAAGGGAGCGAAAGATGAAATATTCAAAAGCTAAAAGGATTGCTGATTCCGTATTGCAAGAGCTCAAACCGCATTGCGAAAGGATAGAGATTGCGGGCTCTATACGCCGAAAAAAGGAATATCCAAACGATATTGAAATTGTAGCAATACCAAAACCTTATGATGTAGATTTATTTGAATCGGGGATTGCAACTGTAGTTAATAAATGGGAGCGAGTGAAAGGAACTTTGCCTTGCAGATATACGCAGCGGATACTTCCGGAAGGAATAAAGCTGGATTTATTCTTCGCTACATATGATAATTGGGGTTTGATTTTTGCAATCAGAACAGGAAGTGCAGAATTTTCTCATCAGAAACTTGCGACGGTATGGGTTAAACAGGGCTATCATTCAAAAGACGGTATGCTTCATAATCAATTCGGGAAGCAGTTACCGATAAGAGAAGAAATTGATTTATTTAATCTGCTCGGTATTGATTGGGTTGAACCAATTGACCGAATAATATGACACCACACAACCCCGCCAACGGGCGGGAAAGGAGTAAGAGATGATAGAGAAAAGAAAAGAACTTATCGAACAAATAGAATTAAGTAAGCAGTTTTGTGCTGACATTCTTCTAAACATAGGGGATAAAACAATGTTTGTAATATCTGATCCCGTAATTAACAAAGACCATTCATTCAGCTTTATCGTTAGTGACGGTGATACTAAATATAAGCATACGATAAAAACAGAAGAAATCTAAGTTTCACATAACCCCGCCAATAGACGGAAAGGAGAAGAGATGAAAGAGAAAGCATTCTACAAAATCATGGCCGAGGGGTCAAATAACAACATCATGAACCTGTCTAAGTGGTATTACAAGCCGGAGATAGCCGCTGAGAAATGCCGGGAAATGGCCAAAAAACATCTCGGAACAAAGTTTTTTGTGATGAAGGCTGTGTATCATGCGAAAGCTGAAATTGTCTTGACTTACGGCAAAACGCAAAATTCTGTTCACTACGTAGAATCTGAAGCTGTCCTAAATCACGGTAATATGGGGGATGCCATACCTTATCAGACGCAGGGATACCAGAAAAAATAAACGAAAAGCAAAAAAAAGGTTGACAATCCAACACGGGTTTTTAGCTTTGACATTGTAATTAAGAAGGAGGGAGAGAGATGAAACATGCAAGTTTAGACGAAGCGGAATTTGTTAAAACTGCCGCAAAAGCCTTTAATGAGCACCCAGAATATGATAGCTTTGGAGATTTGGAAGAAGGGTCATATCTGGCGTTAAGATGGGGGCTGGATGATGATAGCGTTTTGCTATTAAAACTAGCTGATGATTTTTCGCCTACTATTTATGACCAAGTCATTAAAACTGAATCTGATAGGCTGAGAGCCCAGAAAAACGAAAAAGGAGATAATTATGATATACGATGAAAAAAAAGTCGAAACTCTCTCTGAAAATGTTTTAAAGAAAATAAGAGAAAAAATAAAATCGGAAATAGCTGATGCTTTTTATAGCGAAATGTCTGATTATTTATATGAGCATTATGATAATGCGACAGATAGAGTAAGAGAGTTATTAATGGATGAGTTAGTTGAAGATGTGAACAGTAATCCTAAAAATACTAGCTTTAAACCAATAAGGGACAAAATCTTTAGTGACAATAAAGATATATTTTTAGAATATATTACTGATGAAAAAATAGAAGAAAGTTTTGATAAGATCATATGGGGATATCACCATAGGAAACACCCTTTCTCTTGGAAATGGGAGGAATATGTTGCTAAACATATTAAAAATAATCTTTCTGAATATGCTAAAAGCGACATGGTTTTATCTGAATTAAATGCGGAAATAGAAGCATTAACTAGACACGTAACAAACCTAGAAGAACTCATCGATAGGTTACGGTGCGAAATAGAGGAGGGATAGGTGGATAAAAAATATTTACTGACTTACCAAAACGAAAAAAGCGTTTGCTTTGAGTGGTTTGATACAGAAGAGGAAATGAATGTATTCATTAATGAACGTGACATAAATGTTCTAGAAGCACTTTTCATGAAAGATGCCGAGAACATTGTCATTGGAATGAGATAAAACAAAAGGAGGGATAGAATGGAGAAGCAAATCAAAAGGCTAGTAACACTAGCAAAGAAATGTGGTAAACTACTCAACAACGCAGATGAACAAACTGCGAAAGAGATGTTTATTACTTTTTATAGGGGTGCGCCATGGAGTGATATGTATGCCATAACGTTCGGGGATGTAGAAATTGGATTTTACTCTACCGGGCCAGAAATTACTTTCCCGGTGGAAACGACAGCGAACGACCTGAAACGCATCTGCGAAGATGCTGCGGAGTTTTTATCACATTTGCCAGAAGGAGAAAAAGGAGAAAAAAAATGATAGAAAAAAAAGTTTACAGCGGGTATGCGTTTACTGAAAATTCAGATGAGAAAATGAAAATGAATCGTGAAATTTATGAAGAAATTAAAGACAAAGCTAAAGTGGAATTTCATCACGCTGGATACGGTTACGCTGCGTATAAAGTTATAGATAATCCCGAACACTTATCAAGCATAGAATTAGCCTTGATTTGTGATAGTGGAAACTTATGCTTTGGTTGCAGGATGAAAGGTGAATTAATTGTTATACACACCGACTAAGATGTATATAACACCAATGCCACGTAGAGCAGAAAAGAAGATGAAAAAAGGAGAGAAAGATGCAAAATAAGAAGATGGAGATATACGATGCTGTGAGACGCCCGCCAGAGGAAGCCTTAAAGCAAATCAAGGGTGGCCGAATGAATGGCAAGACTAACATAGACCCGATGTGGCGTATCGAAAAAATGACAGAAATATTCGGGCCGTGTGGTATTGGATGGTGGACGGAAATCGTGAAAATGTGGTCAGAAGAACGCTCCGGCGAAGTAACGTCCCACATGCAGATAAATCTTTTTATCAGGGTGGATGGCGATATTTCTCACCCTATCCCCGGAATTGGCGGGAGCAAGCAAGTGACCCAGGAAAGAAACGGGTATCACATCTCCGACGAATGCTACAAGATGGCATACACTGACGCCTTGTCGGTTGCCATGAAATCGTTGGGTGTTGCTGCTGATGTGTATATGGGAATGTTTGACGGCTCAAAATACAAAGATGAAGCCAAAAAGGAAAAGAAAAACAGATCGGAAAAAGAACTTCTGGACGTGAAAAATCATATCATCAAAGGCTTGGATGCGCTTGAAGACAAATCTCCGAATTGGGAAAAGACCCTTGCCGCTCAAAATGTTTTTGAACATCTTGGCTGTGAATTATCGAAATGTTCAGACCTGAAGAAACTCGGTGATTATCTGGCATATATCCGCAAAGAGTATCTGGAAATACAAAAGGGGCTTGAATCATGAATTATCTTTTAACGCAGCGAGAAAGTGAAATCGAAGAGATGCTTAATGAGTCTAACGGTGAAATTACACCGGAAATAGAGGCTAAAATATCAGAGCTGGACGAAAGCAAAACGGCAATCTGCATAAGGCTTGCTAATATTTTAGACGAAAACTCCATGAACCAGATAGCCCTGAAGAACAAGATTGAAAAGCTCAATAAGATGCTAAAAATCTGCAAGCAGGCGGAGATAAATACCAGGCAGCGGATCATCGATTTTATGAATGAGGTAGGGCAAAAGAAAATCGGGAATGATGCCGTTAAGTTAACGGTAGTTACAACGAAAAACAACAGGTTGATTGTAGATGACAGCCTGGCAATTCCTAAAGAATACAAGCACCATACAGTCGTTATCAGTGACAAGGATTATGAAGCCCTTGGCTTTTATGGTGTAACGGCAGAAAAACACACTTTCTCAATAGATAAGAACGGGCTCAAACAGTTCCTGAAAGAGAATGATGAAATCGGTGATGTTGGCGCTCACCTTGAAGATAGTGTGAGCCTGAGAATAAAATAACAAGGAGGTATAATGCTACCATCAATCAATAACTGTATCGTGTCGGGTACATTAACCCGAGATTCGGAAATCCGGGAATTACCCGGCGGAACAATGCTTCTCACGTTTTCCATAGCAGTTAACAAAAACTATAAGGATAATGCCGGGGAATGGCAACAGCGTGTAGCATATGTGGACTGCAAGATGTGGAACGGTGAGCGGTATGCAGAGAAAGCCGTGAAGGGGACTTCTGTGCTTATCGTCGGTGAAATTGAGCAAGAGCGTTGGGAGCGGGAAGGCCAGAAGCGAAGCAAAATCGTTCTCAATGTCCGGAGCCTGAAATTCGAGATAAAGCCAAAAACGGAAGACCAAGAGCAAAATTATACTACAAGGAGCAATGACAATGTCCCATTCTAATGAAATATTCGAGCCGACAAGATTCCTATCTGCCAAGAGATGTATATGGATAATCCAAAACCGCATTGCCCGGCTGAGTGCCAAGGAACGCTCCCGCCAGTTATGTATGAGCATTCCAGCCAGTAAACCGTCTTACATGCTGAAAAACATGTCGTTGAAAGTGAGAGCCATTATAACGCTCTGGGCAGTGCAGAACGGCGAAGCAACAGAAGACGAAATTAGGGAGTACACAAATACAACCCCGCCAGCAGATGGAAAGGAGTAAGAAATGAAAACAAAAATATTCTTTGATATGGAGTTTACGGGACTCCACCAAAAAACAACATTAATCAGCATTGGATTAATAGCTGAAGACGGCAGGACATTTTACGCAGAGTTCAACGATTACGATAAAAGCCAACTTGATGATTGGTTAAGGGAAAATGTAATCGCAAATCTTTTAATGAAAGCTCCACCGAAGGGAGAAGCCGAATACTACGTAAAATCAAGATTTAAAAAAGATATATCCCTTACAAAATTATCATGCGTACAAATGAGGGGAAGTACGAAGGAAATTAGAGCAGAACTTGAGTTATGGCTAAATGAAGTAGAGCAGGCCGAGATGTGGTCAGATTGTTTAGCTTATGATTGGGTTCTTTTTAACCAAATGTGGGGACATGCTTTTAATATTCCTAAGAATGTTTATTACATCCCCTTTGACATCTGCACAATGTTTAAACTGAAAGGAATTGATCCAGATATAAGCAGAGAAGAGTTTGCTGAAATGGTCACAAATACCCAAAAACATAATGCTTTATGGGATGCAAAAGTAATCAAAAAATGCTATTATAAACTAAACTGTTTATAATACAACCACGACAACGGGGCGGAAAGGAGTAAAAAATGAGTACAAGGTACGTAAATAGAAGTAATGATGAAGAAATTATTGATATAATGCGGTCAGTGATGGATAATGGAACAGGAAAAGCCGAAACTATAAATGAGCATATATTGATAAAATTAATGCAAATCAGAAACACACCAATAGAAACTTTCAGCTTTGACCAAGAACGAGTTGATTTTTGTTATAAACAATGGAGAAATAATTTTGATACAACCCCGCCAGAAGAGCGGAAAAACAAAGGAGTTAAAAATGAATGAAGAACCAAGAGAACAAAAAAGTAATGTAAGAATTAGTAAGGCTTTGCATAGTCTTGAAGAAGCGTTAACATCTCTAGATAGTGTAATTACTGAAATAGAGACGAGTGAAGGACTTATTAATGCCTCAAACCCAGTATCTCCAATAGACGCATCAAGATCTATTTCAGAATTAATTAAATCAATCCCATCGGATCTTACGGAATACGCAGAAAAAATAGAAAATCAAATAGACAGACTAAGAAGTCTCGTGCTGTAAATCAAGACAAGATATGGCAATAATTATGTTACACATAGCCCCGCTTTTCCAGCGGGGCAAAGGAGAGAAGAGATGAAAAAGCTAACCCGTTACGCCCTTATTCTCGTTGTTGCTTCCTTATTCCTGGGAGCATGCAACAGCACAACAAGCCCAAAAACCAATGAAACGACCGTCTTAATTGACGGCAACGAAGTATCACCCGATGCAAGCATGTATCTTGCAGAAGGCGTCCACCAGATCGATGTATCGAGCGATCAGGCCGTCAATATAATCATCACGGAAGTCATCTACTACATCGGCGGGAATCATGATCGTAAAGGCGTAAACCTTGCCTGCAACCACGTCAGCTATCCGTTCGGTGTAGTTTCCGATTTATCCCGGACTTATTTTGAGATTGTGGTTGAATACGAAAACGGACAACGGGAATTGATATTGTTATCAATTTACCCCGATTTCCGATGATGTTACTTTGATGAATGGGAACAAAGGAGAGGGAAATGAAAATACGTATAAATACTGGATACGGAGAGCATACACTATTTGATTGTGCCGCTGCGTACATGGGAAAAATAAAAGAGGTCATTTTCAATGAACCAGCAACAATAGTTTTTTGGAATGATGGAACTAAAACCGTTGTGAAAACAAGCCCAAACGACAAGTTTGACAAAGAAAAAGGGATTTTGTGGGCATACTTTTTAAAGCATGCTTCCGGAACAAAAACAAAGCTTCAGAAAGAAATAGCAAGCTATTGTAAAAAAGCCTAGGATGGAGAGATGAATTTGTATTTTGAAGAAAGAGCAAGTCATTATGCGAAAGAAAACGTTACAGTTTACCGTGAGCATAATACGGTCTATATTATCGGTAGTGAAATTGCAACACTAAGGCTTTATCATAGATTTAGCCATTTTGGGGCAGTTGAAGCAAAATACAGCGCTGGTGAGGATGAGTTTTACATTCAGGCGCACATAAACATAGTTGAACAGGCTCTAAGATAAAAAGGAAAAAAGGAGAGAAAGATGGAAAAATGTCCTTGTAAAAAATGCAAAAAACAGATGAAGATAGGAGTCGATTCGTTAATTGATGAAGGTGCTCCAAATATGGTGATAATAGATTACATTAATGATATGACAACTGGACAATGGACACAGTGCGAAAATTGTTCGGACAATAACTTTACAGCGAAAGATGAAACAAAAGGAGACGAAAGATGCAAAAACAACTCAGTTTAGCCGAATTGAAAAGGGAAATCAAAGTAGGTGACGTCGTAAACGGCGAGCATGTTGTCACAAAAACCGCCGAATCTTTGGTGTATTGTGGAGACCTAAAGATTTTCTACTCCAAGGCAAAACGCAACCCGCTAACGATAGAGACGGTAGCAAGGGACGGCAAAGTCTATTTCAAGCGGCAAAAGCAGGGCGGGAAGCGCAAGCATGGAAGCGGGAAAACCCCGAAACGGTATTGGTTCAGGTAACAGATAAAGGAGAATTACTATGAAAATTTACTCTTTAGTACGAATTAGTTATGACTGGTGCGAGTATCATGAATTCATTTTGTCCACAACAAAAAAAGAAAAAATCTATGAAGCAATAGGGAATCTAAACCCATACTACACAGACAGTGAGGGTAATCCCCTTAAGATTTACTTTCAAGACAATGAAGAAGATGTGGAAAAAAGTAATGACATCGACGAAAGCCATTGGTTTGTCCACGTAAATGAAGAATAGCTAATAAATGGGGGAAAGAATGATACTATGGGGTATTGACCCGGGCACGCATACCGGCTTGGCCGTCTGGGACACAAAAAAGCAGGAGTTTAAATTCCTTGCAACGATGCCAATCCACCGAGCGCTGCTAAAGCTGCGTGAAGAAAAAGACACCATATCTGCCGTGTATTGTGAAAACCCGAATACCTTTATCCCATATAAGGGAGTATCGCAGAGAACTATCAATCTACGCAAGCAAGGGGCGGGCTCTGTGAAGCGAGACTTTGCAATATGGCGGGATGCTTGCAAGGATTACGGGATAAACTTTATCCCGACCTCTGTGCGTGGTGCTCAGAAAAAAATGGATGCAAAAACATTTAAAAAACATTCCGGCTGGCAAGGCAAAACGTCAGAACATGCCAGGGATGCCGGGAATATTGTCATTGGAATGAAATGATACAACAGGAGGCTCAATTGATTAAGTATAAAGTAATGTGTTATAAATTAACATTCCGTGGTAAAGTTTTGTTATGGCTGGAAACACCGGATATGTCCAAAATAAAAGATTCAACATTCGAGTCTTTACTAAAAATAATCAATCGTTATAAGATGGAAAAAATAACAAAAGAAGAACTCATTAATGAATCTATTATTGAGAAATCTTCACAACCGCATACCTTTCCAATGTATGATGAAAGAATGAATTTAAAAATTAAGGGATATAATGCTTGCAATCCAAAAATGACTGAAATTATCTGGACTGAGCCTGACGGGTGGCAGTATAATTTTGAAAATGTCGGGCATAAAATACAGTGGATAAAGGAATCGGATATAAGGTTATCAAAAGGAGACCAAAAATGAAAAGAGTAAGATTTACAATCTATGAAAAAACCAAAAGTGGACAATTTGAATCAAGGGAATATCAAGGGCATTTTCGGAAATTTGGTGTCGATTATGAAGTATTTGAATCCGGCATAGGCAATTATTCAACTGCCATTATTGAGAAAGATGACGGTTTTTTGGTAAATGTTCCAGTTGAAAATGTGCAATTTTTAGATTAAAGTCTGCAATGCAAAAATGAGACATAACCAATTTGCCACGCAGAGTGGAAAAAGAAGAAAAAGGAGAGAGAGATGAGTTTAGACATTAATGTGTATAGAAAACGAAAAATAAGCTATGATGATGGGGTAACCTTTATTGAAGATGAAGAGCATATCTATGATTGCAATATTACGCATAATTTAATTGAAATGGCAGAAGAAGCAGATATTTATGACGCTGTATGGAGACCTTATCGACTCCATCCGGCATTTCATAAATTTGACAATCGTGATGATGAATTTGAATTTGAATCATCTACCGTAATCAAAGCTAAAGATATATCCGACGTAATCGAAAATGGATTAGATGATATGAAAAAAAGGCCTGAACACTATAAACAATTCAATTCAAAAAATGGATGGGGAATATACAAGCATTTTGTTCCATTTTTAGAAAAATATCTGGAAGTATTAAAGCGTTATCCAAATGCTATTATAAAATGTAGCAGATAAGGGATATAATGTCAACCTATCACGCAAAACAAAGGAGGAAAGATGATATACTTTCATACAGATAAAGCTAGAGAAATATCTCACGAACATGTAAAAAATTTAGCAGAATGGGTTGAACTATTTTTTAGAGACTTGCATATAAAAAAAGTGGAATATGAAGCACGATCTGGGGAATTACCTGAAGTTTGTTACTTAGGAAAAACCCAATATATTAACGTAATTGAATTTTGTAGGTTAACTGTATATAACTCACCAGAAAAATATCGGACAATAGAAGGTTTAGAATTGATCGAAGTAAATAAAGAGAATTATTTAGAAATAGGATAAACGATATAATGTCAACAAAGGATGGATAATGCCAAGTTTTAACGGGAAAATCAAAGACGGCATATTTATGCCCTATGCAGAGAAATACATGAAGGAGAAGCTGTCAAAGTGGAACGGGAAAGAAGTCACCGCCGAAATCGTTCTGAGGAAAAACAAACGAAGCAATGAGCACAATAGATACTACTGGCTTATTCTGAAATATATCTCCATTGTTACGGGGATTCCACGGAATAAGCTCCACGAGATGTTCAAAGCAAAATACCTGAGCCGGGAAGACATGCTTATGGGCGAGACGGTTAAATACTACGTTTCCACGACAAAGTTAACGGCTCACGAGATGTTTGTCTATATCGAAAGGATAAAGGCTGAGATGGCGGAATTTGGCTACCCTATCCCGGTTGAAGGGGAAATTACGTCTGTCATCGAGCTGTACGAGTGATAGGTTTTTGCACAATGCGAAAAACACTCTTGACACTATTCCCGGTGAAAATATTCTCCACATCGATGGTTCACCTTTCTATCTCTCCATCAGCCGGGGCTTTCTCCTCCCCGGCATTTTTTTTGGATTGAAAGGTGATTGGGCGTAGAGCGGAGACAATGGCTGGAGAGTGCAAACATGGAATACATTTATTCGGAATGAGATGAAACAAAGGAGAGAGAGATGAAAAAGATAGATGGATTCGCCACAAATTGTGGGGACAATGATCGTGTAATTACTTTAAGCAATAGTATTTATACAATTGGTTGCTTTAGGGGCACAAAAGAAGAAGCTGTCAAAGCTATAGAAGAAAAATATACAGGTGAAGATAAAATCGCTTATGTCAAAAAATTAAACGATTGTGAAGATATGGAATGGCTAACTGATGAAATACACGAACAACTAAAAGATGATAAGGATTGGCAAGTTCGCTTAGCTGCCGCAAGATACAGCGATAAATACCATGAACAGTTCAAGGACGATGAATCTTGGCGTGTTCGTTTAGTTGTTGCCGAGTACAGCAATAAATACCACGAACAACTAAAAGATGATAAGGATGGATATGTTCGTGTTGCTGTCGCCGAGTACAGCAATAAATACCACGAACAACTAAAAGATGATAAGGATGGATATGTTCGTGTTGCTGTCGCCGAGTACAGCGATAAATACCACGAACAACTAAAAGATGATAAGGATTGGCAAGTTCGCTTAGCTATCGCAAGATACAGCGACAAGTATCATGAACAGTTCAAGGACGATGATTCTTGGCGTGTTCGTTTAGTTGTTGCCGAGTACAGCAATAAATATCATGAACAGTTGAAGGACGATGAATCCTGGTATGTTTGTATAACTGTTGCGGAATATAAAAAGCAGAAATAATAGCCAGAGGAGGCAACATGGAAGATAAAAACCTATTTCAATACCTGCGTAGTCTTATGGGTGAAAAATACAAGACTTGGGAAGAATTGACCGAAGAAGAGAAGCGTGATTTTATACTAAAGAATATGGGGAAATCAAACGGCTTTCACAAATAGCTACAGGCTATCATCAAGGAAGCATGGCGACGTGTCAATATTCATCATGTCCGCCCTGAACCGTTGAATCACGAAGCCCCGACGTCCCTTTTGGTAATTATCCTGTATCCACTGTGAGGCGGGCGACAATGCGGGGTAATTCATATAGATGAACAAATCGCTGGAGCTGTAATCGAATAACGCCTGATGGCTGTCACCCTTGCTAAATTCCACAAATTTGTATGGCTCTTTAATGGTGCTGATGTAGTTTATTATTTTCTCTTTGCCCTTGGCGTCCAAATGCGGTTTAAATCCAAACTTCAAAGACTTCATATCCTTACCGTGAGTTATGATAAAGCAATGATCCCCAACAATATAATGGTTGATAAACTTTTTGTAGTTTTTCACAGTAACATAACCCGGATACATTGTTTCCAACTGTGCCTTGACGTGCTGGTTTACGAAGTATCCGAATGATCCGGCGTGGTTGTCGTTACAAATATTGTGCACCAGGATAGATGAGAATTTCCCGCAAGCTGCAAGTTTGGACACCAATTCTATTTTATACCGGACTCCATTGTCGTACATTTCCTCATTCGTCATATTCTGCGGGAGCTCATGGTTACCCCGAACGGTTCTGCCGTCCATACCGTCCAGGTAATCACCCAGGTCATCTATAATAAGAGAGCCCTGTACTGCGTTAGATATAATGCAATCGGCCATGAAACCGAACGTATCGAGCTGTGCCTGCTTATCCCAACGCAGGTTATACATGGAACGCCCCTCACTGTTTGGCTCCATTCCTATATGGCAGTCTGAGAATACAACACGAGTCACATTGTTAGACTCTCCAATATACCGTTTAAACTTTACCGGCTTGCAGGTACGGCTTACAATATCTGAGATAAACGATTCGGAAAGGACTTGAATATTTTTATTGTTCGGCTTGAACATGATGTTGTAGTATGGCTTCCCGCTGTGGGTAACGGCGTTAGCCTTATGCACCATGCCGTAGTCAATCCTGTGGTGTGCGCAAAACTCTTCCGGGGACATTAGCGTTCCATCTTCACGGAGCGCCAAAAGTTCCGGGAACGCAACGAAGCCATCTGGGACTTCTATGTGATTTGTTTTAATGGATTCGATAAGACGAATATCAAGGTCTTCCTGGGTGAGAATTATCCGTCTTTCCCTGTCAGATTCATTAAGTTGTGCAAGCGTCACTTCGCTGTAACTATACGCTTTTTTTCTCCCGCACTGTAAGCATTTGAAATTTACGGAATATTTCTTGAGTTCGTTTCGATACATTCTATCAGAACCGCAGTAGGGGCACTTCATAAACCTTCCTTTATCTTTTGTTCACATCAAATTCAACTCTGAGCAACCATCCTATAAGGTTTATCTGTTGTGACGGGCGTTTTTCTGCAATGTTGACAAAATGGTATCCCTGTAGAATGTTTTGCACCTTGAATATTTCTTGTGCATAGCCTTTTGATATTGCTTTATTGAGAGTTTTAATTGTTATATTGCCTACGTTGCCATCAACTTTTATATTATCCCAGCGGCTGCCATTGTTATTAACAACGTTCATTGCCCGTTGCAGAAACATTGCAGCAATTATCGTTCCACATAGAACAGAAGTATCGTAAAGCTCCACCACAATGTCAATGTTCTTTATCTTGTCGCAACTATGAACATCATAAAAACACTTCCTGAAAAAAGCCTTCCGCATGTTGTAAAGTTCATTGTCTTTTGCCAATATAGCATTGAGCTCTTGTAATAATTCCCGATTTTCACGTAATGAAGTATCGAGATTTACTATGCCGAGCTGTGCTTTGACGGCGTCAATTCTATGCCACAAGGCAAGGTTCGGGTGGAATACACGGGAGATCCCGCCATAAGTCTCTCCGCCATCGTCTTTTGGGTGGTTGGCATATCCGGCTTCTTTGGAATCGGTCACAGAAAAAGCTAAATCAAACATCTTGTTTAAACTCTTTAAAATACGCTTTTACAAAGCTGGTTACCAACATCTCTACATATACACGGGTGATAGATATAAATCTTTTCCGTTTATCATTCACCCAGTCATCTGATATTTTACCAATATCAACGATGTATTGCTTTGTTATATGGTTAGAACTCCCTTGGAATTTCTGGAAAAAATCAGAGCCTAGTTTATTACGACAAAGCTCTCTGCAACTGCTGATATAGAATGCAGACCTTGAGGAAATATACCCATCCTTGGCTACACGAGTTCTAATTTCAAGCATTTCCTTTGAGAAAGATATTATCGCCTTAGAACAACCAGTTAAAAATCCTAGCGCATCTTTATCATCTTTTAAATAGGTGATCCCCGCATTCATAATAGTTTCATCTATTGATTTGAAAAAGATGCGATTAGATTCATATATGTCTAACGTGGCAGTGGTTTTTTCTAAAATTTCCTGATGCTTGTGCAGCACTTCAAATAACTTTTTATGGTCGTTTTCGTTCTTGTTCTCAAACTCTAAAAAGTTTCTAGAAATCTGTAACTGTATCATTCTCCAGTTAACTCCAATCGCAAGAGCCGACACGAGCACATACACGAAATATTGTAATGATTCTGGGATATTAGTCATCGTTTTTCTCCATAAGCCGAAATGACAGCCCAACTTTGACCTGCCAATCGAATTTTGAATAATATTGTTCGCGAAATTTTACGTATGCAGAAACGATGGAAGTCAAAGCCCCTGATACAGTTACCGTAGATTCATGTTGCCATTGCTTGAAGTCTCTGGAGATTACATCAGACTTGCTATCCAGCTGGAAGTCAGTTACACCCGGAAGCCCAATCTGTTTTGTGTATTTTGTGCCAGCCACAAACGCAACCGATGGGTGCAAATCCCAGACTTCAGCGATGCCGGCCGTAAACCCAACATGAGACACTCTCAAGTCCAGCTGGTAAATGTTGGCATCCGCAGATTGATTATAGACACGTTTCCCGGCAATCCTTATAAATTTCCATTGTTTCTGTAAGTCGATAAGCAGGTTTTGATACTGCTCCCCGTTTTCACGCTCAAATTCAATTTCTATTTCAGCGGTATTACGCTTGAAAAACTCAGCGGAAACCTGATAATCGGCTGGCTGGTTATCTTCCTTCGGATTCCTGATGCTTATGGCGGTCTTAAATTCCACGCAGTGCGCCAGAACCAGCGCACATGCGAAGATAATTGTAAGGGTTAGTCTTTTCACCTTAGTCGCCTTTCTTATGTGAGAGATAGCCTTTTGTGGCATGGTGAGCCAAGGATAGGCCGCATATGGCCTGGACGACTATTGCGACAACCGATTTCCAGTCACCCAATAGATTCACAATAGCCGGCTCATCCATGATTTTCAGCAGGACGAGCCCGACTATTGTTTTATTACCGTTTAGAATTTTCCAAAGCTTCATTTTTTCAGGTTGGCGACAATCTTCAAGATAACGCCAATAATTTCAATCAGCTTTGTGGTAAGTTGCTGGATTTCATCAAGGCTCAAATCCTTCAATTCTGCCTTAATTTCCTCATAATCCTTACCTTCGTTTATGACTTTCAGGATTTCAGGGTAGTTACCCAAGATTTCAAAAACGGTAAGTTTACCATCTTCAGAATCTCTCTCAACTTCTTTAGCTAAACTGATGAGCGCATCAATCAGCTCCATTGTTTCTTTAACGTCCACTTTTACCTCCTACTTGATTTTTGTGTTTACGAGCCGGTAGCTTACTCGTGCCATACTTTGCTTTATGTGTTGCTTTCCGTTGTGCATCTGTTTTTCTCGGTCTTGTCCGTGTCATATTTACCTCCTACCTAAACGGAATTATCGCCCAATTCGCTGTCAAGGGGAAATTCATATCCATGCTCATTCATGAAAGCCGTCATCTCCTCTTTTGTGTCGAACTCAAAGCCCTGCTTCGGTGCACGATAGTAAGTTACGCTATTGGTGCTATACTCCCCGCCTGAGACGACAATGCTATCCAGCACGATAATTCTGTATCTTTTCGTTAATTTCTTAGATTCTGACATTCAACCCTCCTTATGGTTGCGCAGTGACTGTAACTGTCCAGCCCTTAGCTTCAAGTGATGCTACAGAGGCCAAACCTACGGGGTCAGATGGCGGTGCGTTAGTGCCAGCTATATTAACCGATTTTGTGCTACTGACAGATGAAGCATCTAGATCAGCTAAAAAGGCATCAACCATTGTTTCTGTCCAGTTGCAACTAGTGCCGAATATATCGCAATTATCCCAATTCGGCAAAGTGGCGGACGTATAGGTGACATCAGTTTCAACAAAGTATAAATACGTCAGATTCGTTAAGCCTGATAAGTTCGATATGTCACCAGTAGTACTAGTGCCGCCAAATTTTAAATACGTCAGATTCGTTAAGCCCGATAAATACGACACGTCAACAATAATGTTGGTGTTAAAAAAAGAGAGAAACGTGAGCTGAGTTAGATTTGGTAAATCTGATAAACTCCCATAGGAATCAGAGCTGCCCAAAATAAGATACGCTAGCGATACTGGCACATCCACATCAGTCCAATAGAAGTTATTATTGGTGCTTTTGAAATACGACAGCGTTCGAGTCCGACTGTATATCGTGACAACAGAAGGGATAACAGAGCTTTCAGTTTCAACATCGGCGCTGATAACCTGCAAGTCACCATTCCCCGTCCAATCAACAATACAGGCTTCGTCATTGCCGTCTTTCAACCTCAAAGTAGATGTTGAAGTGGCATTGTCTGTTATCGTCATTACGGGATAGTATTTATTCCCTTCGATATCCACAACGTAGGCGTAAGGCTCAATCTGGACTTTTGGTGCGCCTGGATTTATCATCACCCGTGGCACAATATACCCTGTCTGAGCAATCGCAAGGGAGAATAAGGCCAGGAGCATTGCTAGAAATATATATCTTTTCACGATACCCCCTTAATCGAAAAATTCACAAATGGTTAGCTGGAAATCATAGAAGGTAACTTCATCACCAGCATCATCGGTTTTGACAATCAGCTGTATCCAGTCGCCTTTTTTTAGCTTCACTACCGCCATACTGGAAGCTGCATAGGGAACGCCAGCAGATGAGCAGAAAACCGGCTTATAGGTGCAGGAGCAGGGCGTGCCGTTAAGTGAGAAATTGAGAACAGCATTTACGTTGGGGGAGTCGCCGGAAATATTTGTACTCCAATCCAGCTTGAACCATTGCTCAATGTCTCCGTCATAACGCATAGCCGGCTCATCGGTATTGACTGTAATCTGCGTGAAATCTTCTGCGAGAACGTCATTAAAAACCCCTTCAACATATTGGTATGTATCGGCGGTAGTAATAGTGGTCGTATCCTGTGCTGTGAGGATCGCAAAAGCACCGCATTTCTTGCCTGAAAAATAGGTTGGAGATGATACATGGACTGAGTCAAGGCCACCGCTTGCATTTGCTACACCCCTTATTTCCAGAAACTTAGTGGAATCGACACTGAAATAATAGCCGTATGGATTGCCAGGTATAGCATCTGGTGTGATTTGCATATCCAGAGCGGGAACGTAGCCACTGTTAGGCACAAACTCGTGAAGTCCGAACTCAGACTCTTGCCCAAGCTTGATAACGTCGTCTGTATCGAGAGTCATTACGTTAGCTGTGTCGCCGACGCTGTTAAGCCATGTAGCCCATTCGCCATTTGAGAGGGGGAAGCCATTAAGTTTGACATCGGCCGTATCAGCCCAGGTAAGGAAGTCTATGAACAGGTTTTGATATTTAATTTGTCCATCAGTTCGCCCAAGATCAGATGTCCCGAGCGTGCTTTCATTGATGAAATCAACGAAATAATTATAAAGCGTCACCGCTCCATCGTTTCTACCAAGGTCTGATTCTGCCGTGCAAAACAGCACAACGATTAGTAGCGCCGTAATAATTAGTATCTTTTTCATAAAGCCTCCATTATTAACTTATTGTTGCACCAAATCCACCAAGGATAAGCAAATATCGATTTGTTGATCCTGATGGAATAATATAAACACATGACCCCTGCCCAGATAAGGTAATTGTTGTCCCTGTACTCTGTGTTCCCGAATCTTTCATAAAAGAAAACAAATCTAATGGGTCACAGGAAATTATTGCATTGTTTGTACCTGCCGTATTAACAAAAAGCATCGGCGCTCCAGCATTAAGTTGCGTTGTGATCGGGAGAGATACATTTATCACATTACTTGCTGTATCAAGTGCGTAATACCCCGCACGGGTGGCAGTGTAATTTGTTGCTGTTACCTTAACATTATTTTGCTCTAACGCTTGATTAAGCCCTGATAACGGTTCAGTAACGCCCTTCAGTTCTTCAAACTCAGATTCAGATACACCGGTATCATTTAGCGATTCTGCATAGTTTAAATCTTCATAATCTCCAGTAAACCCGTCCAGCTTATTCAATTCGTCGGTGGTTGCAGTAATACCATCAAGGGTATTAAGTTCGGTGGTGGTTCCAGTAAACCCGTCAAGTTTATTTATCTCGACAGTGGTTGCGGTAATACCATCTAAGACATTAAGCTCGCTAACGGTTATAGTTGCACCATTCAAAATATTAAGCTCACCTGTTGATGCGGTAATGCCATCCAGGACATTTAGCTCACTAGTGCTTAATGTCGCTCCATCTAATATGGCAAGCTCTGCATCACTAAGGCCATTTCTTATCTGTGACTCGAAATCGTTGACTAAAATCCTTTTAGTGGCATCCGTGCCACCGGTTCCATCTACCGCTACATAATCAGCATCGTTTGCCGTTGTAACAACTGTTGTGAGTTCACTTATTCTTTTATCTGCCATAATAGACCTCCTCTATTCTTTGAAATATAAATTAGCACCGTCTTGATTTATGATATTATCTCCACCCTCATCTACCCAAAATGGAACATTGAGAGTTGACGTGTTAGTCGGAATACTCGGAACCAGGTTAACCCCAGTGAAACTTAATGTTAAGGTTTGCGGGCATTGTGTTTTCCCCACTTCTTTCATTGATATTTGTTGCCCTGGCGTTAATATGCATGTTATTGAGATATTATCATCAAACGAATCATCAAATCTCGGGTAAACCGTAAAGGAACTGCCGTAATCACCTGAAACGGCATTTGTGAAAATATTAAAAAGATGCTTGAATTGGATATAATCATCGTCTTGTACATTTACGAGTGTACAGGTAACAACTGGCCTGAATCCGATGATTTCATTTATTATCTCTCTATCAAGAGTCTCGATAACGTTTTTTTGTCGATACACGGCTTCATAAGCTACGTTCCCGATGGCATGTTCAAATAAGGCCGTTATCTCACGTTTTTCTATCTTAACACCACCAAACCCCCATAAAGAAGTTAAACTCATACTTTCCATCCTTCTACACTGCATAGATGATTATTGTAATCATAATTAGACTCAGCGATTACATAAACAATATCATTAATCTTTATGCTATAACCAACTTTAAGCGAGTTCACGCACACTATTTTTACAGACTCACCATTAATGAAATACTTGTTATCCTTAAGTACCGCCTCAAGAACGGAAGTATCGCCGGACAATTCGGATAACGCATCACGCCACTCTGGTCTTGAATATGTCTTATTGAACTCGATTAGGTTACTTTCAAACAAGATATCTGGTGACCAACCCGGCAATGCGGGTATTCTTGTTTTTACCTTTAGCTCACCGTTATGGCAAACAACATCCTTATTTTGGATTGCCAAAGCTGTTTTTAATGCGTTAAGTGCATTAATGTTAAAATCAGGAGGGAATAATAACGAGCCGGTTCTTTCATTCATCTTTCCAAAGAAAAAATGTTTGGGAATAACATTACCATGAAAGTTTACGGTAACGGTATCATATCCCGAAAATGTATAATGCGCATTATCTTCATCGGAAAGGCTAAGAGTCTCTGATATATCCGTTATGGGGGGGGGTACATCACCGATACTCCGAAGAAGCATATCACTGATTTTATGCTCTGCATCATATGACAAATCTATCGAATCATCATCAGCATCATACGCCCAGTCTTCTGTCTCGTCTATTATTTTATGAAATTGGATATTGTTGAATATCTTATAAATAACACAAAAAAATGATGTTTTGTCTTTCTCGTATAAATCCGGGTCTAATGACTCATGTATTCTATATCCCGTGTGAATAAAATAATTATACTCTCTGTAGCTATAAAACCCGGTGTACATTGTTGTTGTTGTTGTATAATATTGGCTTGTTGTAAGCTCATCGTTAGCGAATGATGCATCTACAGAAAACAGTGGCAATTTATCATCTTCCGGGATTAATATCTCCGGGATATTATCATCTTCTATTTCTATTAGCCCAAGCCAATGGTTCAGCGCATAAGTTGCACTAAATTGTGAAACCATATTCAGGCAACCCCGCAGATCAACCTTATCAAGAGCAAGCTGTTGTTCATACCCCTGAGCCCTTACGCTTCTATTTGCCACCCTGCTTATAAGCTCGATATTATCATAGGCTTTTAATGCAATTGTTCCCTGTTTTTTATCATATGCGATAGAAGAAACATCAATAAACCCTTCAAAATCGTATGGTGTACCACCCACTATGAGCTTACATTTCGATATGTAATCCCGGTAATAATCAGTTACCATAATGTCCCATATAGCGCTATCGTCTTTAATGAAAGTTATGGATAATGATTGTGACAGCCCAAACCCGGCAGGTGATAATGATAAGCTGTTCCGGTCATATTTTGGCGTATAATAATTTGTTTCGCTTACATAGATTTTTACTTCCATAGATCACCACTCATTTTGCTTCCGGTTTGGACATCCCGATAAAGAGATGCTTCTGATATTATTTGCGTATTTGCAACAGGTTTTCTCATAATAGCAGATTCAAGTCTGTTTATTGCTGACACTACCCCGTCAAATCCGCTTCTTGTATTACCGCCACTTGTAACAGATACATGTTCACCAGACTGAACAAAGATCGGGAAGCTGTCATTGGGGTAACCAGCCGGAACTATGCCGCTAAATCCTGTCTGTGCTTTTACCGGATGCCCGTCACGGTTTGTTATATTCCCGCCATTTTTAAGGCCTAAAAAGCCGAATATGCCGGTTGAAGAAAAAGCACCAACCCCACCGGCTTTACCGCCACTTAACAATGCCAAGAGCCCAGATGCAACAAGCTCGGCAGTCCATTGAGCCAACATGTCCTGGAATAGTTCCGTCATGCCATCAAATCCATGCTTCATCCCGGTAGATAATAAGCCCGATATTGTATTGCCAAAAGATGCCCAGCGAGCTAATGAAATTTCTAATGCCCTCTGTTCTCTTGCTAAATGATCCTTCAATGCCTTTTCATCTAAATCAGCCAAGGCTTTATAAATAGCATTTTGCAGTTTAAGATGTTCATCTTCAATTCCCTTGTTTGCAGCCCCTATATCGGCCTGTATTTTTTCCTTATATTCGAGCGATTGTTTGGTAACTGCTTCTTGTGCTTCCCTAAAAGAATCGCCGAAATCTAATTCAAATTCCGCATCAACAATATACTTTTCGCCCTTTTTGCCAAGAGACTCGAAGTAGGGATATGATCTTTCGTCGGGATCGCCTTCTAAAGTATAGTCAAATGCTATTGTCATTTTGGGTAAGTCTGGCATAGATAGAGGTTCAAAGGGCGGTATATCTTGGATCGCAGCTTTTAAAGCATTCGCTTCTTCGGTAAGTTCCGCTATCTTACTTTTGTCTGTATATTCAGGGTAAAATGCCTGCTCCAAAATTTGGCCACCAACAGCGATGACATCAAATATATTTTTCCATATCTCGGTATCTCCCGGAGATGGTTTAATGTTAGCTTCATAAAACATCTTAAACGATTGCTTAAGGTCTTTCCAGATAGATACTTGTTTTTCCATCTCTAGTGCATGTTCAACCTCGGCCAATCGTGCCCTGGCAGCCTCAGCTTTAGCCGTATTGCCAAGATTTATATATGCTTCAGATGTCAGGTCAACTTCTGTTCTGTGGAGATTAAGAACACGAGTCCACTCTGTTATTGCTCCTGTTATTGGCTCTGTGACGTTGCCGACAGTTCCGACAAGTCTATCGCCAATAGCGGCGCTCAGGTTTGCTATGGCGGTCTTGAAGCGCTCTGCTTTATCTGCTGCGTTATTTTGTAACTCACCAAGTTTCTTAGATTCTGTGGCGGCCTGCTCCAATACTTTATTTAGGACAAATTGGACATCGTAAGCTTTACCAGCAGCAGCAGCTTCTCCCGCCCATCCCTTTGTTATAATACCAAGGTTATCAAGAATAAGAGGAGAATTACGGCCAATACCGGTTGCTATATCGTTAAATGCCTGTGTTGTCGTTATCCCCATAGCTCTTGCTCGTATCCGGGAAAATTCAAGCAGCTTTGCCATCTCATCAATATTGGTTGTTACGCCAAGAACCATAGCCCTGTTTGATGCAAGGATAAGATCATTATTTGAAACAGTGCCACCAGATACCTTGTTGAGCTTTTGCAAAATATATTCAGCATTTTTCCCGAACTGCATACTTGTTGCTGTGGAAACAGTCTCCAAATCAATTGATGCTTTCGTGAGCTTATTTAATGCTGCAATAAAGCCGGCTGTCGCAAATGTGACAAGTAAGATTTGATTACGTAAAGCACCGATAGAACGCCGAATCCCGGAAGTAGAGACACGGAGGCGATCTGTAGTTTTCCCGAGCTTGTCAAAATCCTTATCGACCTTTTCTGCGCCCTTTTGCGTTACCCTTATCTCAAGCTTTTCTGCCATTATTTATCCTTTTTAATCGATGACATAGTTTCTGATACAATACAACTAAGCTCATAAAGCCATACAGGTTGATCCATGTATCCGCCAGGGAATACATAATCAGACGTGAATTGGTTTCGATTGTAGTATTCTATAGCCTGCATACTACACCACATCACCTTCTGCTTCTTGTGATCGCAGGTGTCGTAAATCTCGCAATCCCGGCAAAACTGCTGTGTCCCTATTTCGCCGCTTATGAGTATATCGAGAACATTTGCCGGATTGTTCTCTTTCATCATAACGGCGGTTTTCAGTTTTTTGAGATAGCATCCTTGTTTTCCAACCATAAACTATCGAGGTCAGTAACGGCCTTCATAAGCAAATCAAAGTAAGTATCGCTTAAGTCTGCGATAATTTCCTCTGTTACAGGGATAATCTCCCCGGCTTCGTCTCTTATTTCCCACCCGCATTTTTCATGGCCAGTAAGTGATTGTTTGATGCGGATAATGGCGTATTTAACCATGTCCACGTCACCATTTTCCTTAAAAGCCCTATCCTGTAGTTCCATCTGCTCAAAGCGTGTGAGAGCCTTTATTGTTGCAAACTTCTTCCCTTCGTATTCAATTGTCTTGAAATAACCCGGTTGCTGAGATCGTAAATAGCATGGTTTCATTTTTCCCCCTTTATGCTATAGTGATAGTTATTGCATCATGCGTGCTGTCACCAAGCAAAGTGACAGTGTTATCCGTTACATAAATACACTTCTCTGCATCAGGCCGAGATGGATTTGCAAGTCGCCCATATGTAACGATATTCCATGTAGCATTATCATTTACAAGAGAAATAGAATCAGTGATTAAATCATTCTCAATTTCGGCGGCGGCTGCTACGTCATTAACGGTATCATAGATAACCTGATAAGTAAGTTCCCCGGTACTTGAGCATACAATATCCTGTATTTTTGTTGCAGAATTTTGATAGATAATGTCATCATCAGCATAGGTGTTTGTCAACGTAAGCCCAAAATCATTAATATTGGTATAAGCAGCATCAAGCATACTGGCGGTAACATTCTGCCATAAGAATGGTGTGACTTCTGGTGCGGTTGTATCTACTACAGTTGTCAGGTCAAGAGCACTAAAGTCAACGCCATCGGCTATGCTTTTAGCTCTGAAAGATGCTTCAAAGTTCATAACGTCGCCATTGCGGGTAATGTTGAGAGTTTCGAGTCTTGCGCCCAATACCATGATGCCATCTCCAGCATCTGATTCTGAAGCTGGGATTGATTGATAAATGGTGTAGCTATAACGAGCATCTACTGTTTGGTGTGCGTATGGCGTTCCTATATTGTTGAAATACGCCTCCAAAAGCCATTCATAACTATCTGTAAGTGCGCCGGAAAGTTTGCAAGTTGGCATTTCCCGCCCGATCGTTCGCTCCATTGCCATCGGCATGAGCGTTTGTGTCTTTACTCCAACATCGGAAGCCTGAACGCCATAATCGTATTCAAACATACAGGCATGTTTCTCTGTTGGGATTGTCTGCTGTGTACCGTAGGCGGATTCCCGACCTGCCAGTATCACCGTTTTGTGTTTACTAACTTGTGCCATTTGTGGCCTCCTATCTTGTTGTACTTATTTTCACAGCGAAACTTAAGATTCGCATATTGTCTTCTTCTGAAATAAATGCAGTGGATAAATCCGGGGATATTGTATAATCCCCCTTTTCTACACTGCTAAGATTGCAACACATGGCTGCACCGCCAAGCGTAGGATCATCAAGGATTGCATCAGAGATAGATGCCTGCACATTGAGACAATCAAACCTAAGCTTCTGGTTCATCTGGTATAAATACACCTGAACCGTGTAGATGTAGCTATAGATGCCATTGAATCCAAAATCCTCATCTAAACTTTCATTGCCATCCCGGATAAGTACAGCGGGATAATTATCGTGAGAGATTTCCCCAAATGCAGGATAAATACCAACGTAATTAATCGATGGAATGGCTTTTATCGTTTTACGGAAATAGCTTAAAACCGCTGTCTGTTTATTTTTCATATTAACCCTTTACTGCTTTGTGAATTTTCCTGAGCAGATACGTTTCTATGTATTTCACATTATTATTAGATAGCTCAAAAAAATGACGCTCTGGCAAAGTACCAGCACCGGTATTATGCCACCCTGCTTTCTTTCGTTGTTTAGAATCGGGAAACCAGATTTTGCCACCATCAGCAATACGTTTTACTGTTTTGCCATTAAGCATGTGTCCCCTGTACGTAAGGTTTACCGGAGAGCCAGGTCTGCCGGATCGTTCTTTAGCTTTTTTATACTGCTTGCTATATGACGCAAAAGAAGTGCCTTTATAATCAAGCCCGGACTGGGTGCGCTTTGTTATGTCAGAAGACACCTGAGCAAGAGCTTTAACAATGTCTTTATCCAAAACCTTAAGCTCGGCCTGAATCTTCTTTATCCTGCCAGATACGGTTTCGATTATAATTACACTCATCGTGCAAAGCTCCGTGTATTTTCGGCACTGTCCCGATAACTATCTGTAGCGCCGTCAAGATTAACATCCAAGTTCTTCAACTGCCAGGCTTTATCAATTTCCATACTGTATCTTTCCCGGTAATATATCATTTTATTCCAGAATAAAGAGTCCTGGTCACCTCTTGCAAGGTCACTGAATATAAGCTCCAATGTTTTCATATTGGATGCCATATCAAATATAGACAGGTTTGTGATAAGGTCTTTGGGGTCATCACCGGCGGCATAATCGATATATCCACGTAAGCCATTATTGATTACTAGAAGCTCTATGTCAATTGCAAGATACTGTTTGGCGAGCTCTATTTTATCAGCCCATTTCTGAGTTGAATAGATAGAGATATTGCCGGAATTTGATGTCGAGCTTGTTATAACAGCAGAAAGATACTCCTCAGTATTGCGGGTTGTTATCCACCTGAATAGCTCGGTATCTGACGCTATGACAAGATCGCCACCATTCGCCGTAACCATATAGTTAATGTTGCCGGGGGCAATATTTTCAAAAGTGCTGTCATCATCTGAATCAACGAGATAGATACTTAAACTCTCCCCTGCTGCTACCGTTATGTCTGACATTGCAACACAAACTATCTCATCTTCACGAGACACCGTGATAGAGTCAACATCAGGAGATGCCGCCTCAATATCTACGGCTTTTGCAATGTATGATGCGGTGCCGGTTGATGTAAGCTTGGTTATTTCACTCTCGATCTTAATCAAGTCATCAACTGTAGTAAATGTTGTATCTGCCCAGCTCATACTATTTTTTCTCTTTGTGGCTTTTCTTTGATAGTGCTTTTATCTTCTTGTTTAGTGCATCGATCTCTTTGGACAGCTCATCGATTTGTTTTAGAATCGCATTGCCGCCAAGAGATTCAAAGCTTCCAATAGAAGCTAAACCGCTATCTTCATCTGTTACTTGCCAAATCTTTTTACCCATCGTTGCTCCTTAAATTGGGGGAGGCCGAAACCTCCCCACGGTTTGTTTACTTGAGGGTTGTAACTATTGCTGTGATCTTCTGTGCACTCAAATCTTCATCAGTTGTGACTTTCAGATTGATCCAGTTATAGTTCATCAAGTCCATTGTATTGGCGGGTAGTGGAATCTGGATGATTGCATCACCAGCAGTCCAGGCAAGTCCGCCATCTGCTGAGGTCTTGTGAACAAGATACAAATGAGCATTTGGCTGAGTTGTCTGAGTACCCGAATTATTGTAACTGAATGGGGTCGTTGCTGATCCCACAGTATCAGATGTGAAACATTCCAGCTCGATATTGAATGCTTTTGCGGTATCTACTGCTATGTCGGTGTCGGCAAATATTTCTACTTGTAACCGGCCATTAGTATTGGCCCCGACAAAAACCATATCGCCATCGGCTGTTGTTGCGTTCGGAAGTGCCTTGTTATCCCATAGAATGCCTACGGGGATGTGATTATGATATAATGACATGATGCCTCCTTAATCCAAAGCCGTTGTTTCATTTGACAGGATAGCCTCATCAAGGATGATGGGGATGGAGTCAAAATATCCAATTTGACGGTTGTATTCCATATCGCCGGGAGTCATTTGCAATTTGCCATCTTTCAGCTTATCCATTGTGCGTTTCCCTGTACGACTGACATAGAGGAATGTATTCCCCACTTCTGCCTTCACCATGTCGAGCAGATAAGACAAATTATCCGATGTTGGGTATTTGCCCGTTGCATCTTCAATTTGAGTATAAGCTGCAATGTTTTTGGTGTCAAAACAATACAGACTGGCATAGACAGAGTGCTCGAATTGATACTCTGAGCGCTGTGCCATAGTGGTTGTGTTCTTGACGATAGCCTGTGGGGTATTGCCATTGAATAGTGGAACACTTTCAATGAAGTCCCCATTAGCTGCCATCACGGGATTGTATGCGATCCCGCAAACATCCGGCTCCCAACGTACCGCAAAGATGGATGTCCGTTTCCCGGAAGTACCAGTGGCTTGAATCAGGTTTCCTGCTTCTTTGGCGTATTGATGGAAACCCTTCGGAGCAGCCACATTGCCAAATGTGGGGTCGTTGCCATATACGGCGGCATTCGCAAAAGTATCGGAAATGCCCTGCAGAACTCCCGGGAATTTATCATCATAGAGTTTGGCAAGGCCGCCAAGATAACTCTTGGCAATGTCAGCAGGGATAGCTTGGAGATACTTCATCAAAAACAGGTCTTGCTGTACCACCTGAGATGAGATATTGGCTGGGATAATTGTACCGCCCGGGCTTACCCAGCTTCCCGTTGCGATATCTACGAATTTCTCGCCAACTTGCTTGATTTGTGCATTCGCTCCACCGGCATAAGCGGTTTCCAGAATACCGTGTTTACTTCGTAGCGATTCATAAAGCTTCGGGTCATACCCGTTATAACTCAGAATCGCATCAACTAATGTAGGATATGATGCCATAATTTACCTCTATAAACCCAATTTCTTTGATGGGCTTTCATATGTTTTGTTTTGGCCTTTGCCTCTCGGTGGTAAATCATTCGGCGGGTCATCTTCAGATTCACCAAAGAACCCGGCTTTGTCATAAATCTCATAAACCTTGAGATTCTGTTTTGCCTGTTCAGCCGTTAAGTTTTCACCGAAAGCAAAGTCCGCTTTGATTTTATTGTATTTGTCGAAATTCGGATCAGTTTCGGCTATATCAAAAACCTTGGAAATGTCTT